CACACTCATCATATGGTCCAGAAAATAAAATTTCTCTTGTAAAATCATTTGGCCTATTTTTAAATTCAGACAACATAGTTTTTGATGAACAAATATATCCATCATCTGGATTACCCAAGTGAACACCAACATAAACTTTTGCTGTTGAGTGATCTGACCAACAATAAGTAAATCCGTTTGCCATGTTTTATTGCCCTGGTGATGGACTGAGTGTATCTAGGTTTCCGTTGTCTTCGGGGTTTTGCGTGTTCTGTTCAGGCGACAAATCCCACTGATTATTTCCAGTGGTATCAATGGCGTCTGGCACCACAGCAATGTTCTCATCTGGCCTTGGAAAACGAATGTTAATCCGCTCAGTCCTTCTGGCGGCCAAACGATATGGGTCTTTTTCGTCTTTGCATCCTTGCTCACACACCCGCAGTCCAGGGAAGTTAAAGTCCGCACTCAACTCCGCATGGGGGCGTTTCATCTTGCAACGGTCGCATACCGCGATTGCAATGTCTGAATAGCCGCGTGTGTCTAAGAATAAAGGCATGATTACCTCGTATAGACTGAAATATTTGGTGCAAAGTACTCAGGCGACTTGTCACGCTCTTCTTGCTCGACGTCGTAGAGGAATTTGTCAGCCATTTTCTCAAGATATGCTATCCGAGTGGGGTCAACCGCAGGCAATTCCAAGCTCATACGGTGAGCCAGCATGAAAATTACAGCCTCATACCATCTTTGAGGTATTGCCAACTGTCCAGATAAGGATCCAACGTCCTCAATGTAGGCTGAGTACCATACTGTTGCCTGTACAAATGAAGTATTTGGGACTGGCCACAGTGTAATTGTGGGCTGATTGATTGTTCTTTGGAAATAATACTGGAATGGCTGGTTCGCAGTGAAGTTTTTGTTGGGTAAGTTGGTGTAATCATCTCTATTTAGGCGTGACATCTCAATTTCACGACTATTATTGCCTAAATACAGCTCTCTCAGCGATAAAGTTGTGCCATTTGTGGCCACCATGCGGTAGTAGCTGACGTTTGCCCCTGGGTCAATGTCCTGCCACACCCACTGGCCATCAGTTACAGCCACGTTTGTGCCAGTGTAAAGCGTTTGCCAGTTGGTACCATCAAGAGACGCCTGCAATTGGTAGTTCCAAGTGGCCGATCCAAAGTTGGCAATGTAGGGCATGAACCCAATTGAACCAATGTATTGGGGGTTGTTTGTCCCGTAAATAACTTCAAAGTTACCGTTTGGTGAATTTTGTTGGCAATAAGTGTTGGTGTTATTGTCGTAGAGGTTGGAAACCACTCCACCAGCACTTGATGTGTAATTGCCCGTAGGCTGTGCCATTTGGCGATACAAGACGTTTAATGCGTCATTGGCACCCACAGGTAGCAAGTACTCGTATTGATTCGCTACAAGGCCGATTACAGTCTTATAGAGGGCAAAGTATTGAATGCCGCGGTTCATCATGTTGGACAAGAGAAAATACAAGTTCTCTCTGGCAACCAACTGTTGCTCTGAAGTGATCTCTTCAGCCAACTTGCCGCAACGACGCACCGCATGATCGATGACGGTTTGAACGCTGACAATAGTCTGACTTGTCGTTCCTGAAAATGCCATGATCTACCCTTACCAACCAGGACAATTCCACCGCTTCAGTGACGCCTTTGCTCTTGGCGCGTCCCCAGATGCGTGCTTTACTACCCCAGACATTCTTGCACAAAACGAATCTTTTCTCGCGCCGCCTTGAGGCTGTGGTGCCTTCAAATGGCTCCCAGTCTCACGGTTATATTTTGCCCTACCTTTGGCCGTCAATCCAGCTCCCTTTTCAACAGAGAGCTTTTCACCGCGTCCAACAGCCAAAGAAGGACCGCCCTCTTTGTGCTTGGCTGTCTTGGCTGATTCTTTGAATGCCTCGGCTGTAGGAGCGCCTGGTGCCCCTGGCTTTCTCATCTTTTCCTTTGATCCATGGGCTATCCGTTCCTGTTTAGCATGGATGTTGGCATAAAGTCCGCCCTTGGCCATCTTCTTCTCCTTGTCAGCTTTAACAAATTCTTTGCCAACTTTTTGTGGAACGCCACCGAACCCACCCTTGGTATGGGCGGCGGCCTCCATCAATCGATGTTGAGCAGGTGATTTGCTTGGCATTATGTACCAACGCCCGTTACAGAATTATTGTTTTGAATCAATTTACCAATAATAATTGCCCCAGACAAAATAGCAGTTGAACTAGTTGTAGCAATTTGCCATTGAATATCGGATTTTTGTGGGTATGCAAATGGAGCTGACGATCTGTCAATTACATACACTGAACTAAAGCCTTGAGTCAATACATTGTATTGAACACCATTTACTGTTTGTTGAACGTTGTAATACATTCCATTACCACTGCCCAATGTATTATCAGAATTAACTTCTACTACATTCAAATAAAATGTATACCCATTAGGAACAGAATAAATGCTCGCTTGATTTTTACCAACTTTAGGGTTTATTTGAGCAACAATATTTGTACTTTGTTTAAAGGTAATTGTTCCTACATTAGTAACTTGGCTTGTACCAGCAGATACTAAAGTTACACCATTAACTCTGTAGTAACTATTAACCGATGTAACATTACTTGTACCGTTCAAAAACAAAGTTTCTGAAAGAGGGTTATAACTTGCATCTAATCCAGTAATTAAAACAGAAGCTGACGTATTGTCTGATGCAGATGAACTAACAACAGTCAAAGTTGCCGCTGATGATGGAAAAGTATATGCAGTGGAATTTTCCCACATTGGAATTGGTGCAGTTGTAGGGGCTGTTGACGATGTAATACCACCGTTATAACCAAATAAACTAACAACACTGTGTCCATAAATTTGACCGCGTGCTACTTGCAAATCAAATGGCTCATACGCACCTGCGCGAGTTACTGAAGCAACGATTCCATTACTCATAATGATTCCTTAAAGAGTGGGAGCCGAAGCCCCCACCTTATTTAACGTCTAACACTACCACCGCGCTTTTTGGGCGGTGCAACCGTGACCGATTTCTCAGTTTTGGTAACGCTACCTGCGGGCGCTGTTGATGGACCCATCACAAAATCTTTAACATTGTTAAACATTGTGCGGAAGGGGTGCTCGTTTTCATACCTTGTGGTATTCAACTCAGCCTCTCTTCTGGCGTTTTCACGATCAATGATCGCGTCACCGCTTGGACCACCAACATCAAGCTTTTTTACCCTACCACCTTTTTTGAAGGTGCCAGACAGCTCATTGATGTGAACTGGTCTGGATGCAGGCTTACGACCTTGTGGCATGGCCACGGCAGAACCCATGTGATTAACAGAGCCCCCCGTGGCGAAGTGCTTTTTTGCGGCGTGGCCTCCACGCTTGTATCCGCCCGCATTAGCTTCCTTCACCTCACCAGTTTTGGTGTTGGTCTTGCCCTTTGGTGTTGTATCGGCCGCACGATTTTCCCAGTTGCCACCTTCTACAGTGTCACGGGTCTCGTACTTGTCAATAGCTCCACCTTCTTTGTGGTGTCTTACTTTGTGATGTGCCTTGCCGCCGTGTTTGAATCCGCCAGCATTAGACATAGAAACACCGCCAGTACCATGAGCAGAATCACGACGTGCTGAGTGCATATCGGTATTCTCAAAGTAATGCTCGTTGTCCTCGATTGTTCCACCCATTACTGACTTGCCTGAAGTGTTACCTTCGTTTGTGTCAGCGGGAATCTTAGAGGCAACAGAACCGCCAGTAGCGTACTTTGAACCACCTTTACACATCTTAGCCAAGTGCTTGTGGTGCTCGTGCATCTTGTGATGATGAGCTGAACCACCTTCTTTGTGCTTCGCGGCATGGTGTTTAGCCATGTGCTTGTGATGTGCCTCAGTACCCTCTGGATGGCCAGAGATGTGGTGAACCTTACCACCATGTTTGTGGTGAGCGTGTCCGCCATGCTTGTAACCGCCTGCATTACCTTCTTTCACAGAGCCTGTACCGTGAACGGTGTCACGCTTGGCTGTGTCCATCTTGGTCTTGAGGTAAGGCTTCTCATCACGCTCAATGGTAGTCTTTGTCTCAAATTTGTCCATAGCTTCGCCAGTAGCGCCGCCTTTAGCAAATTTGTGATGAGCTTTACCACCGTGTTTGAGGTGCAACTTGGTACCTTTACCGCCTTTGTGCTCTTGGGCATCATGCTCTTTGAAAGCCTTTTTGATCATGGCTTTGTCTTGAGCGATGTCTCCGCCTTCAGCGTGGTGTTTGGCTTTACCGCCTTTTTTCATCAAAGGAGTAGCCATGGCTTTGCGACGCATTGCCAAAGAGGGCTTCATAGGAGCGGCACCAGCCATAGGAGGTGCCATACCCATGCGAGGAGCGGCCAAAGCACGCATCACGCCGCCATCCATCATGTGATGCATAGACTTGTGACCGTGTTCTTCTTTGTGATGTTCCTTCTTAGAAACATGACCGCCTTTTTTGAGCTTCAGAATAACTGAAGGTTCATCTGTCATCATTTTGGGCATTTGGCTGAAGCCGCCTGCACCCTTCATTGATTTAGCCATGGTTTATTCCCCTTTAGGCTTGAGTTACACCTAATGCACCGATACGGGTAGCATTGGGACCGACAGCGATACCAGGCAGAGCGATAGTCATCACTAAACGCTTTGTACCGTCAGACGCTGATGAAGGTTGATATGTACCGCGAACATCACCAGTAGTTGATGATGCAGGGTTTGTCATATCAGCAGGTGTGAATGTTCCTGCATCTTGTGCAAGAGTGTTATTCCAACCAACTTTGACAACATAACCAGCGTCAAAACAGCGAACAGGCAATCCAAAAATGTCTGTGGTACCAATGGTCACTGCTGTTGCAGAACCGTTGATTGATGCGCTTACGATCTGGTAGAAAGCTTTTTTACCAGACTTTGCAACACCTTGAGTTGCCACAGTGATTGCTTCAGTCATTGGCTGACCGTAGTAATCATAACCACTGATTGTGATTGTGCGTGCAGTTGTTGATGTATTGATTTGCAATGCGCGAGGTGTGTTCAATTGAAGAACTGTTACGCCATCAGGACGAACAACAGTCTTAACAGAAGTACCTGCTGTCAATGTAACAGCACCAGAGCCAGAGGCTGTTTGTGATGCGGCAATATTGGCAGTTTGCAATGTTTGTGGAACCATATCCCAGACGTATACACGGCCAAGAGGACCAACACCCAAATCCATGGGAGCGGGGTCGCCCAAGTATGCATCACCTGAAGATGTGATTGTGATTGAACCAGTTGCACTTGAAGATGCACTGAGTGTGTAAGTACCAGTACCACCGTAACCAGAGACAAACGCTGTAATGTATGAACCAGCAGTGATGCCTGTTCCGCTTACATATTGTCCAAGTGATAATGGCTCACCGCTCTGAAGAGCAGTAATGGTCATTGTTGTGCCAGTGACAGAACCAGTATAAATACCTTCTGTTTGGCTGAGATCCAGACCCATGTACGTCTGGGCTGGGCCTAAAAATAGGTCGTCTGAAAATTGAGGCATTTGATCTTCTCCATGAAAAGCTTGATCAGTTTAAAAAAAGGGGAGAGGTTTTAGCCCCTCCCCGTTAGGCTTATA